TATCAGAAAAATTGGTTGCGCGCTCAAGTTTCACAGGATTTTGCAGATATGGGACGTCTGGATTTCATTAACTACACGCAGTTGCAGAGTGCCAATGGTGTGACAGGAACAGGAGTGACAGTGCAAGTCTTCACCTGGGCCGAGAATGTAGTGATTTCTGGTCCATCGATTGGGTTGGCCATGCAGTCGTCAGATGAGTATGGTGAGGGTGTGGTCTCTCGACCCGCCAGTGCTGTTGCCAACATTGCAGGACTGCTCAAGGGCATCCCTATTATTGGTAAATTTGCTACTGCGACTGAGATGGGTGCACGTGCAGTGGCTGGAGTTGCGAAGTTATTTGGGTACACAAATGTGCCCGTTATAGCTGACACTATGCCACTGCGCCCAAGTCCGTTTCCCCAACTGTCATCACCAGAGATTGGTTATCCTGTAGAGAAATTAACTTTGGATTCTAAGAATGAATTGAGTATTGACCCATCGGCGGTTGGCCTTCCTGGTCACGACGAATTGGCGATCGATTCCCTTATCCAGAGAGAGAGTTATCTAACTACCGCGACATGGTCGACTAGCTCGACAGTAGACACGATATTATTTTCGTCGCGTGTAACACCATTTCTTTTTGATGCTGATGGTTCTGTTGCAAACAGCAAAATGTATTTTACGCCTATTGCATGGATCGCGAACTTGTTTCAGAATTGGCGTGGGGATATTATCTTCCGCTTTCGCTTTATTGCGTCCCCCTTCCATAAGGGTCGAGTGAAGATTTCATACGATCCACAGGGTTATGCGGGAGCAAATATTTTGAATACTGCGGATACATCAGCTGCGGTCTATACCCAAATTGTTGATCTTGGTGTAGATTCCGATGTGGAGATTCGTGTGCCCTATCAACAGGCACTGGGATGGTTGCAGACGAACACTTCGTTTAATACCAGTAATATCCCATTCTCAACATCTGCATCCCCCTCGTTCGCTATGGTGGATAGTACGGACAATGGTACGATTTCAATGCGTGTAGTTACTACTGTGACTGCACCTGTTTCAACGTCAAATGTTCCTGTTATTATTTCAGTCCGTGCTGCCGACAATATGGAGTATGCAAACCCACTGGCGCCGGGAACTAGTTTTACTTCGTTTCCTCTCCAATCAGCTGACGTTGATGAGCCGTGCCCTACTACTGTGGTAACGGGTACCAATGTCGCTATGTTGGATCCTGACCGTTACAAGATGAATTTTGGTGAGTGTGTGCGTTCTTTGCGCCCATTACTACGTCGTTCTAATCTTGTGGAAGTTAATTTGGATTCTGCGGTATCGGGATCTAGTGTGATGATGTTGACACAGCACACGTTTGGAAAATACCCTCTATACTATGGTTATGATCCTGCGGGTGTTCATTCAGCAAAAGGTACGCTGGTCCCTTTGTCCAACTTCGCATTCAATTATGTTCAGCCAACACCATACCATTGGATTGCCCCTGCGTTTATCGCGCAGAAGGGTGCAGGTATGTGGCATTTCAATATTGATAATGTGAATCCTATTGCTTCTGTTTCTGTTGTTCGTGCTAATCAGTTCAATTTATTGGCTGGTGAAACAAAGGCAGGACAGGCCGCAGGTACTGTGAGTGCTAATGCTCGGTTTTTCCTGAGCTCATATCCACAAACAAGTGGTGGTGTGTCTTTGACTAGTCAGTATACGAATGCGGGACTTTCAGTGAGTTGTCCCAATTACACGAACTACAAGTTTCAGTCCACACGCCCCCAAAATACCTCGCAGCCTTCAACTGTGCCCTCAGCTTCAGCTTATGATGGTTCGGACCGAGATACATATAAACTCCTCATCACCACGAGCGAACTGACTACTCAGGTTGCTTCGAACACGATGAAGATTTGGAAGTACTTTGGAGTGGGTACGGATTATAGTCTATACTATTTCCTGAATGTTCCTACGTTCCTTCGTTTGCCAGCGATCCCAACGGCTAATTAAGTCTCCTCACGGAGGCATGAGGCCCCTAAGTACGCTTGATGCGTCGCCTTGAAGGGAAAGCTCTCTGGTAAGAGAGTAATTTAACATACCACTCAAACAATTTAGTCTCCTCTTTGGAGGCTGGGGGCCCCTAAGAACGCTTGACGCGTCGCCTCGAAAGGTAGGCTCTCTGGTAAGAGAGTTATTTAACATACCATTTATACAATTTAGTCTCCTTGTGGGGACTGGAGGCCCCTAAGTACGCTTGATGCGTCGCCTCGAAGGGAAAGCTCTCTGGTAAGAGAGTAATTTAACATACCATTTAAAACAAACTGGCACGGTCGGTTTGTCTTGATTTCTAGTATCTCAAGTTTAAAGTCTAGTGGCGAAAGCCCTCGGCATCTGTAGAGTATCGACTTCGGTCAACTCTGTCTTGTTTTTTGTAACAATCGGTGCGCGGGGTCTTTTCCCTGCGCATTGTGCGTGAAATTTTTACCTGGACGGAGTCGTGATATTTTACAGAGGGCTGTTCCTTCATCGTCATCAGAATAAATAAATAATAGAGAAGGTATCACTAGGAGGCGAGGGGGGGGGA